CCAAGTGGTTTAGCTGATATTATTGTTGATAGAAATATTAATGCAAGAACTACAGCACCAGCAGCCAATACTGATAGTATTATTGTTGGTTCTGCAAGAGCAATTGAAGTTAAAGAACTTAAACAAGCTTACTTAAAAGAAATAGCTACTAATGATTTCAGCCAAGAAGCTTTAATTGGTGCTTTTGCTGCCTGTAAGGTTATTGACCCAGATAGTTTCAAATATTTAACTAATGCAAGTTCTTAAGTAATTTGCATTATACTTTTTTAATATTATAGGTGATTTGTTATGGTTTTAAAAACCAGTGATGAATTATTTTATAGAAATCTTAAGAACAATGGTGTTGAGGTAGAGTTTACAGGTAAGAAAACTAAAGATAAGCCTAAAGCCAAGCCTAAAACCAAAGAAGTTAAAAAGGAGTAAATTTTAATGATTACCGATACAATAGCACATAAAATAATTGGTTATTTGGATAAATGGGTACTTGATACTGATGTTAATAGTGACCCAGACAACCCATTGACCGATTATACATACACAGTTAGCTTAGAAACTGTTGACAGTTTCTATAACGACAGCGTATTAGAAGCAGAGGCTATTATGTATCGACCATTAAATACTATAGCTTCCGAAGAATCAAATGATTATGATACAGTTTTAAGTGCGATTTATCAATTAGCAGCCAGTAATTTATGGAATATACATAACATACAGACCAGTACAGATGGGAGTGAACCTACAAATGTCTATACAGGTCGGGGTTATGTGTTATACAATAAAGCAGTGGGAATATTACAAAAATATCGTAGAGAGAGGTTGTTTGGTTTAAATAGTATGGAGTAATTATTCATGGCAGGCGTAACTCAAAACATCAGTTCATCTACAGTAAGAGCCACAGAAGGGGCACCTATAGATGAATTATCAACAACAATTACACTATCTATTGACACCAGTCAATTAGAAGAGTTGTTAGGATTTGAGTATTTAAACTCTGAAATGGAAACTCTAATAGAAACTAAAATAAACAACCTTGAAAAACTACACCCAGTCGCCACAGAAGTATTAGGAAATAGCTTAAAAGAATGGATTGAATACGAAATTAAAAATAAAAATTTAATCCACACAGGTAATATGTTAGGAAATGTTTATTCACAACCAGATGGAAGTGATAGATTAGTTTATTTATCTGCCAGCACAATTGATGGTTACCCTTACCCTGTTGGTTTGGAGTTTGGTACAAGACCACATTTAATTGAAGGTAATCCATGGTTATGGTGGGAAGGTGCAAGTCACCCTGTTAGAAGAGTAAACCACCCTGGCAATGCCCCTAATCCATTTGTAGCCCCAGCAAGAGAATTATTTAAAGCAGCAGCCGATAGTGTTGTAGAAGGAGCGTTTGAAGGAAAATGGTAAATGTAAATAGTAGTAATTTGTTTGGTGCTGATATCCAATTATATGATTTATTAGTTGATTATAAGAAGAGTGAAGGCAGTAAATTTAATGATGTTATTATTAAGTTCCCAGACCAACAAATAAAGACTGGAGTATGGACTATTGAAGTTGGTTTTAGTATAAGCACACTTGGAGATACAAGCAATAATAATCGACAGTATGGGAATAAAGTAGTTGTAAGAATATCTACTAAAAAAACCGATTACCGAGAAGCTAAAGTGGGTTTGGATTTTATAGCTAAGAAAATACTTGAATTAGTAGAGAATGACACAAATTTGTCTGCTAAAAGACCGAGGTTGCTGACCGATAGTATAGAGATTAAAAATTATTATGATATTAAAAATCGTATCTTAACTTTCGAGTTTGTTGAAGATTATACGCTTAATTTAACCCCTGATGATGAAATTATCATTGATAATTTATTATTTGATTTAGAGGTAGAGTGATTTAATATGGTTAAGAAAAAAGTTAAAAAAAATACAGAAGAAAAAGAAATTTTTGTCCCAGCTGAAGAAGAGGTTGTTGTGGATAATGTTGATAAGGTTGAAGTTTATAATCCTGATGATGTTGATAAGTTGTTTTCTATTAACAATAAATATATTTTGATTGGGTTTAAGAACAGTCAATTTTATGGTAAATCTAATAATGTTAAAAAAGATTATAAAAAATATATAGGAGAATAAATAATATGGCATTTGGTGAAGCAAAGTTTAATGTTGTTCAAGCACCGTTTAGGACTGGACAACAAGTAATTGATAGAGAGGGGTTGCTTGTTTTAGTGGCGAGTTATGCTGACGCAAGTTTTGTTGTTAAACCTTATAATAGTATTTCTCAGGCTATTGTTGAGCAAGAGGCTCTTAATGGTTCTGATGATGGTTTATTAGGTTTGAATTATTTAAAGATTTTAGCAAATCATGGTGTTAAACAGGTGGTTCTTGCGAACTTAACAACTTCAGATACTGGAGTTTTAGATTATAGTTTCACAGGAGCTAAGTTATCTAATATTTTTGAGGAGTTGGAAACTGGTAGATTTGAAGGATTAGTTATTCCGTATGAGTTAAGTGGAGATACTTTAGCTATGTATAAAGAGTTTTATAATACTAAGTTTAATCTTGGTAACCCTATTGGTTTATATACTTACTTTATAGTTCAAACTACTGCTGGTTCTGAAATAGCTGTTTTTGCTGATAATTTTAAAGTGGAAACTGGTGGAGTTGATAGTTATGGAGCTTTATATTTAGCTACTACTACTGGTATCGCTACCAGTGTTGATAGTAGTTTAACTTATGGGGATTCTATTGTTTGGTTAGCTGGTAATATAGCTGTTACTGATATTGGAGTTAGCCCAACCCAGAGAACACTTGAAGGTGCTATAGGTTATGATACTGTTAAAGTGTTTAATGAGTCTGTCCGTCAAGTTAGTTTAGAAAATGGTATTGCTGTTTTAAGGTTTAAGGATAGTTTTAATAATGTTTTAGCTATTGAGAATGCTAATACGCCGACTGGGCATGATTTGAGAACTATAAGAATATATCATAGTTTTATAAATAATTTAATTGAAGGTTTGGGTCTCGGCGAGCCTAATAACCCTGCTGTTAGTTTTAGTAAGTTTGTTACTGCATATAATAACTTAAGAGATGAATATCTTAAGAAAAATTATATTGTTGGTTCTGAATTCAGCATAGATAAGACAGGATTAACTACAGTCAATTTAAAGACTGTTGTTGATGAGAATGAAGTTATTTTGAACTTTGATGTGTTTGTTGATTTGGAGACAGAATAGGAGAGTGTTATTTATGGCGATTAATTTTGTTAAAGGAGCAGAACTTTATGTCGATGATATAAAACTTGGTTATATTACCAGTTTTAGTCCATCTGACAATGTAGATGAATCTGTAGTAACTACCAGTGATGGAGATGTATTAAAAAGCGCTAATACTACAAGTACCGAAATAAGTGTGGATAGAGAAGGTATTACAGATACCCCAGAGGACGATATAGCTATCTTAGAGCTTATTAAAAAAGGTACATTTAATAGTGGATTTTTCCACGCTACAAAAACCTATGACGGTGGAAGACAGGCTTTATATACTTATACTTTTGCTGGTGGAACTATTCGTAGAACCACCGAATATGGTGCAAGTGACCAGTTAACAGAGTCATTTACTCTAAAACCAAGTAGTTATGATGAGAATATACAACCTTTATAGGTTTATATTCTTTTTTTTTATTTGTTTGTACCAGTACCAGAAATTATTATAATATATTGATTTAGGTAGTTCTTTTTGTTTTTTTTATACCTTCGTTGTTATATATTCTTTTAGTTTTTGAAACAATTTATACCTTTTATTTTACATCTGTCATTAAATGAGATATATTATAGGTTTTTTTTGGTGCTGGTACAAACAAATAACAGGGAAATATAAAGAAATGGTTTCCTTTCTTTTTGTTTGGTTTTTTTATATTATTATATATAGGTGAGATTAATTATGACAGAAGTAGAATTGACACAGGAACAGTTAAATATAATTGAACAAGCAAAAGCAGACGCAATTGAGTCTGCTAAGAAAGAATCAGATAGTGAGCCTACCCCAGCCTCCAAGGGTGAAATATTTAACCTTAATAGGAAGTTTTTAGACGCTCAAAGAGTTATAATTGATAAAAATGCAGTAATGGAAGGGGAGATTGTTGTCGGCAGTTCTAAGTTCCTTTTTAATTATAAATTATTAAATATGAAAACAGTTGGGAACTTTGTAGATTCAGAAGGCGGTGGTGTTAAAACAGATTTTATTATTGAGTTTTTATCATCTACATTGTTTGATAGTGAAGAGGGTCGTTTATTTACATCTGATGAAATTATTGATTTATTTGGTAGTAATATTAAGTTAGGTATGGAGGTTGCGAAGTATATTCTTGATGATTGTGGATTAACCGATGTTGGAAGTGATAAGATAAAATCATTTCGTTAGGCGCCATTTACATATTAGAGATGAGTATATGGGGGGAGTTATTTCTTTGTTTTTATCGGGAATAGTTAAGTTACCTTTGAGTGAGTATGATGAGAGTAGTTATAAGAGGCAGTTGTATTTACAGGGTATTGCCAAGGAAGTTTATAAAGAGAATGCGAGGTTACAGGGAGCGAAGTTTAAATGAGTGATGAAGTAAAGATTAAGCTAACACTTGATGTTGATAAAACAGAGTTGGATAACCTTGAGAAAGATTTAGATGATATTCAGGAGCCAGTTAGTATTCCTGTTGATACAGATACAACAGAAGCTGAAGACCACTTAGAAGAGTTACAAAATTTACTTGATGAGGTATACCCACATATTGATGTTGATTTAGACGCTGATGAGGCTAAAACTGATTTAGATGAAATTCAAGCTCAGGTTGACGCATTACCCCCTCATATTACTATGCCTGTTTCTACTGGGGCTCCAGAAGCAGCTGAAGAGTTTGACCAACTTCAAAAAGAAATTGAAGAAGTAGAGGAGAGTGCATTTGGATTAAGAGATGTTTTTAATTTAGCGCTTGGTGCTGGAGCTTTAGGAGTGTTAAATGACTGTATTGGTGCTTCAAGAGAATTGTCTGGGCAATTAACAAAAATTCAATTTGGTGCTGAATTTGTCGGTGGGGTTGAACTGACCAAAGATGAATTAAAAAGCCTAAGCACCGAATTAGAAAAAACTTCAGGGTTTGCACAATCAAACATTAGAGGTTTAATGGATAATTATATAAAACTTGGAGCCACAACAACAGAACAATTAGATGGAATGATAGATTTTACAAGTGTTTATGCGAAAATAACTGGGCAAGATATGACAAGTGCCAGTAACGCAATAGGAACCGCTATCCAAACAGGTGTGTTATCAGCAAGAAAACATAAAGATTTAATAGGTATAATACATAAAGCCACAGGCAAATCAACAGAGGAAATAATTGCAGATTGGCAAAATATGAGTATAGCCGAAAGGACAGCATATGTAGATTCTTTGGGGGCTAATAAAGATATAGCCGAATCTGCTGATAAATTATCTAATTCTTATGGCGAATCTTTACAAAAAATGAATGATAAAATAACTGAGTTTAAAGCTAAAATAGGGGAGCAATTATTACCTACATTACAATGGTTGGTTGAAAAAGGAATGGAGGTTTGGGATATGTTTAATACATTAACAGGTGGAATAGCTCCTTCAATCGCTATTTTTGGATTATTAAGTTTTGCTGCGGTAAAAATTGGCTCAGCAGTATATAATGCAGGTAAAGAAGCCTATGGTTTTGGTAAAAAAGTATATGGTGCAGGTAAGGATATAGCTGACTTTGTTAAAAATAGTGACGCAGCGAAAAAAATTAGTGATGGATTAAAAACTGCTTGGAGTGGTCTTAAAGATGTTGGAGGTAAATTAAAAAAAGCTATGCAAGGGGTCACTTTGGCAACCCTGAAAGATACAGCCGCTAAAATAGCTAATACAGTATGGAGTGGTTTACAAAGTGCTGCTACTTGGTTAGTTAATGCTGCACAAACTGCCCTTAATTTTGTGATGAGCCTAAACCCTATAGTATTAGTAGTAATAGCAATAGTAGCATTAGTAGCCGCTTTCATATTGGCATATCAAAATTGTGAAGAATTCCGAAACATAATAAATGCAATATGGGAAGCTATCAAACAATTTGCCCAAACAATATGGGAGAAAATTGTAGGCTTGGGAGAGATGATAAAAAAATTCCTATCAGACCCAATAAAATATATAAAAATGATATGGGAAAAATTCAAACAATGGGTAGGAATTAAAATAGTGCAAATAATAGGGTTCTTTACAAGCATACCAGAAAAAATAAAATCAGCATTTAAGGCTGCCTATGACTTTGTAGTAGGAATATTCAATGATATAGGAAAAGCAATTTCAGGAGCAATAGAATGGATAAAAGGTTTCTTAGGATTAGGAGGTGGAGCTGCTGGAGGAGATTTAGAGTTCAGCAATACAATGAGAAGCATGAACTATGGAACCCAAACAGTAATAAATGTTAACGGAATGGTAACCGAACAATCCCAAATAGACTATATATCTAACATATTAGGTGCAGGAGTAGCACAAAACAACATTAGGAGTTAAAAAAAATGGTAGAATATAATAATCCAGCTGATATAATAATAGGTGGTGTTGAAATAAGATACCACACAGAAATAACCATAAGTAATATAACAACAATAATCCCCAACGAACTAACCACAGGAAAAAGTGAATTACTAAGTTACGGCGACAGCAGTAGAGTAGTAACCTTCAAATCCTATATACCAAACAACGAACAACAAAAAGAAATTCTTGTCCAATATGAAAATTTAAGACAAAAATCTCTTGCTGCTTTGGTTCCTTGTATTATTGGGGATTTGAATTTTAATGGTAAAATAACCTCATTAGGTATTGTTAATGATAAATTACATGGGGTTTATGAGTTAGATTGGGAAGTTACTGAGGGGGTAAGTGTGTCTTATAATAAAGTTACATTACCGAGTATGAATTATAGTGTTCCTTCTACTACTGTTAAAACTGTTAGTCTTAATTCTTTACCTACTTATTATAAACACTTGATTAAAGTTATTAATGGTACTTGTAATAAAAAGGTTCAGGTTGTTACTTATTTACAGAAATATCTTAAGAGTATTGGTTATTATACTGGTGTTGTTGATGGTTTATTGTGTACGAAGACAGTGGCGGCTATCAAGAAATGGCAAAAGAAATTTAAGGTTAGTGTTACTGGTAAGTGGGATAAGAAAACTGTTGCTAAGTTTAAAGCACATTTTGGTATAGCTACTGGTACAAGGAAAAAAGAAGGGAGTAATTTTGGTTAAAAATATACCAATTGGGGTATATGTAAAGGTGAAAATATGATAACTTATAAGGGTTTTTATAGTAAAGATGGGGCTTCATGGTATGAAATACCTATAGAATCTAATTGGAGTATTAAAAAGGATTGGAATAAATTAGATTATTTTACATTTAATAGCAATTATAGTTTACAAGCAGGTTATCATATCAGTTTTTATAAAAACACCCCATCTAAAGAAACTTTATTGTTTAGTGGACAAATAATGAAAAAAGGTGTGTCTAAGCATGAGTTATATAGCTATGAAACAGTATCGTATGGTTTAGTTCTTAGGAGTAAATATACTAAAACTTTCACTAAAAAATCTATAACATATATATTGAAATGGATTAAATCCAAAACCCCTACCTTAACATGGAATATTGGAAATATTAAAACCATTATTAATGAAATCATTTTCAAAGAGAAAACTTTATTAGAAATGTTATCCACTATAGTTTATGAATGTTATCGTAGAGGAATATTAGTAGATTTTTATATACAAGGTAAAACAGTAACCTTTAAACCCCTACCTTCAACCGTTAAGGGTTATGTTATTGATAGTGCTTATAATTACAATTATGATTTTTCAGTTGAAAATTTAACAACTGGTTATACTATAACTAAAAATGGTAAAGTTGTGAAGGTGTTTAGAGATACTTACTTAACAGCTTTATATGGGGATATATTAGAAAACTACGAAACGAATGACAAAAATGTTTCTCCTCCAACAACTAAAGAAATTAAATCTATTGTTAAAAATTTAGCTAAACAGTTGAATTGGTTAAAATTAAATAATAGTAGTCAAAGTTGGAGTGTAGGCTATCTTAATGGTGGGGTGACTAATAATCAAATGCAAGACCATATAGCAAACTATTTGAAAATGTGTAATATAAATGGTAAACTTGTACAATATAAGAAGTCTGGTAAAACACACAGGAGTATTTTATATCTTATAGGAAATAAGTATTATCGTTTCCCATATACATCTCAAAAAATGGCTGTGGGGTTTCGAGATAGTGCAAAAGCACTAAGTAAAAGTGGAGTTATAGTAATTAAAAAATGGTAGGAAGGTATTTATTTTAGGCACGCAAAAGCAAAAAATACTAATAATTTTAATAGTTTTTATATTATGTGGAGCAATATTAATAAATAATAGTGAAGGTGTAAATTTGGCAACTTTTAATGGATATAAAGTAAATTCTGGAGTAAAATGGAGTGTCACTAAAGATACTTGTATAGTGAAAATGTTCCCTAAAAAACAAAGTGGCGTTAAAAAATATGGGTATAAAGCAGTAAAAAAAAGCTGGAAAAATTACTGTCCTTATTGTAAGAAAAAAGGTGTTCTTGAGGGTTTTGGACATGGTAAGGGTGAATTTGGAGTAGAAGGGGGTTTGCGATGTAAGAAATGTGACGCAGATTGGTGTGGAGTTACAGGTCAAGATACAGGTACAAGAAAAAATATGAAAAATCTAACCCCTGCACCTACAACAAGTAATGCTAAAACCAAGAGTACTCAAAATAGTGATTTACAGGAGAAACTAACAAGTGCAAATGAAGGTTTTGCGAATAATAGAAACCCTATAAAAAGTGAGGGTTCATTATCATTATCTCCATTATATGACATAAATCCGTGTGATTATGTTAAATTAACATATCCTTTAGCTAAAGCCCATGAGGAATTAGTAAGTGGAGATGGAGGATTGGTTAAGTTTGTTAGTTCGGCTACAATATCCGCAAAAGGGATAAGTATTAGTGTAACTGATGATGTGCCTATGCCTGATAATTATCAAGATGAATCTTCTTCTGATACAAGTAGTACGAGTAATAATACCAGTACAAATTCCATGCTTAATGGTAAAAACTTAGGTAAATATCAGAAAAAAACCAGATTGAAAGGTGCTGAATTAAAAACTTTCCCTAAAATATTTAAATATTTCCGAGATGAAGACCAAGGCGGAAATGGAGGGTTTGATTATAATTTTTATATGAATCATAAAAAAGGTGGAGATATTTACCAATTTAATGAAAGTAGTGCAAAATATAATTGGACAAATAAATTATATAATTGTGTGGATTGTAGTTGGCTAATTTATGAAGCTTGTTTGGGAGCAGGAATCAAAGGAGTTAATATTATCCATGGTAGTGCTCTTTTTAGTAGTGGTAAAACTATTGGGCATTTTTGGATAACTTATAATGGTAAGCGATATGATGGAACCAGCAAAACTGCAAGAAATTATGTTAAGAAAAAAACTGTTGTTTCATCTTCATCGGTTTTAAAATAATATGAGGTATTATATATGAGCGAATTAGAATATAAAAATTATAATGATTATAGTAATAAGGGGAAATTGACCAGTAAAAATGATTTATTAGTTATAGGGGGTAATGAATCCTTATTCCAGAGTATTAAAAGAGAGTTAGACCATTATCTTGGTAGTGTATCTTATATGGATAGTGATTATGGCTCACAATTAATAGATTATACTGGATATTTATCTCCAGTAGCTAATGATTTAATAGAATTAGAAATTGAAAGAATTGTTATGAAGTATAATGATAGAGTATCTACTTTAGATATAAATAGTAGTAATAATATATTTAATTTAAAGATTACAACAGTTGATGGTGACACATTAGATTACAATTATAATACAGGAGACTTATAAATATGGCAAATGAATTATATGTAGAAGAGGATATTGAATATACAACTTATCAAGGTGAAAATTATACCTTTAGTGAGTATATTGACGAAATATTAAGATTATGGCAAGAACAGGTAGTAGAAGGTAGAACAGCAGTGGATATTAGACAACCTGAGGCATACAACCTTGCCTATGTTGTTGGACTATTGGGTTTTGATAAATCTTTTGAAATTAATGAACTAAGAAAAGGAATGAATATTAACACTGCAAGTGGTTTCTTTTTGGAAGATATGGGGGCAAGAGTAGGTATATATCAACAAGAGTCCACATTTGCCACAGGAACAGTAGTATTTACATTTGATGAACCTGTACCTGCAGAATTCACTATAGATAGTGGTACAATAGTAACAACTGATGATACTGTGATATTTTATGTTGTGAACGATGTAGCAGTCAGTACTGGAGATACTACAGTTACTGCAAATGTTGTTTGTGATGAAGCAGGAATAATTGGAAATGTAAATGCAGGGACAATAACTAATATAAACGATAGTTTACCAGTTAATGCTACTGTAACTAATCCAACAGCCTGTACAGGTGGGGTAGAAGATGAATCTGATGATGATTTCCGAGCCAGAATACCAGACACAAATGTTAATTATCCAGTTGGTACCGTAGGGTGGTATGAAAAAATAGCAGAAACGATAGTATATCAAGCAAAATTTATCCGTTCCGATAGTCAAAATGGAATAATTTATTACCATGGAAATAATATAACTGAAGAAGATTTAATTAATTTATTCCAACAAAAACAATATAACAACCCAGCAATTGAGTTGACCTTTGTTCCAGCAACACCAGTAGATGTATTAAATGGTGTAAGTATTGGTATTAAATTATTGGCTGGATATGTGCTAAGTAATGTTGTGAATGAAATAAATACCGAATTACAGACTTATTTAAACAATGTACCAATCGGAAGCTTATTTGAATCCGATAATGTTAAATTAATAGTGGAAAGTGTTGATGGAGTGGAAGGAGCAATTTACACTGGTTTAACAGATACACAATTGACCAGTTCTGAATATGCAGAATTCACAGAACCGACATATACCGAGGTAAGTTAATTTATGAGTTATAATAGTTTAGAATCAATAAATGGCGACCGTTTCTTAAGCCACTACCAAGAATACACTCAAAACATAATGTATCCAACATTAAACAACCCTGCTGGAGAGTATATTTATTGGCTAATGGGAGTGGTGTTTGATGGTTTGGATACTGAAATGAATAATTTTGTACAGGATATGAGCCCATTAACCTGTGATGTGTCCTATCTTGATTATTATGCTAAATTAGTTGGTGTAATCCGTGACCCAAGTTGGACAGATGAACAATACAGAATTATAATAAGTTGGGAAAGTTACAATCATAACACAATAGCAGGAATAGAATACATACTTAATAAATTAATTATAGATAATTTCGACTTTAGTAGTGGAGATAAATTATTTGATGTGGAATATATAAGTAGTGCAAGTTTCCGATTATCAAACCAAGAAACAACATTATCCCTTATGAGTGATAAAGATAATATGTTAGACCCAATGGGCACAACAACCCACACTGTCAAAGTTTATGTTAATCAACTAATAGATATTAGTATATTACAATTCTTAATAGACTACTATGGTTACGATTGGGAAATAATAACCCCAGACCCAGAACCTGTAATAGAAACAATTTACCTAACAGATGACATGCTTGGTAACTTAACATTAGTTCCTTATAATATTTATGATGTCACACAATTAACAAATAACAGGGAATATAATTTAACAACAAATGCCATAAATATTCACATATCCACAGGTAATATCATACAAAAATCACAAGTTACAGGAAGCGACAGTAACAAAATATACTACCAAAGCAATGACAACAATGTTGTTTCCTTCAGTGTGGCACAAGAAATTGTTGTCGACTTTACCAGAGTGCCTTTGTTTACAGAATTTACTACAACAATAGACAGCAGTGGATTAATCGGTAGTTCTACTTTAGGAACTATTGATGGACTAACCTGTGTTATGGGGGTTTTTGGTAGTTGGAATCAAGGTTATTGGATTAATAATGGCGAAAGAATTATGTTATCCAATACTGGAGAGTTTATCCAATATGATTATTATACCAGTGTTGCCCAGCAAACAAGGCATGGCTTCTCTCAAGGAACAGACGCCACAAACCAACCCTTATTAGATATTGTATCTGATGTAGGGTGTCCAGAAATGAAAACACCAACATGGGAAGGTAATTACACATATAAAAGAAGTATGTGTCCTTCCAATTTTGGTGCTGGGTGGTTTACACACCGTATAACTGTTATTGAAGTTGTTACTATTAATGGAGCTAAATATCCTATATTAGAGGATACATTAACTGTCCGTGATACTGGAGCAAATATCGTATCTGTTTACTGGGTATATGAAAGTTTCCCAGATACTGTAAATGAACCTATGTTTAGTGTGCCTTTAATTGAGGAATTTGGGTTTAGTGCAGTCCATAACCTGTATTGGAGCAGCGGTAAAACTGCAGGAATAACTAATATAAAATATGGGAAGTTTGTACCATGAATTACGACTTAAACCGTGTAAAGAATGTTTTAGAAAGCCAAGGATTTAGTAATAAAGATATTGAAGAGTTATTAAGAACCTTGAAATTTGACCCAGATGGTTACATTATTTTTCAAAATAGTAGTAGTTATGGAGTTATTGATATGAGAAATTATAGCCTTATAGATGGGGCAGTTAATATAAAATAAAATAATATAATGAGAGTTGATAAAGAATGCCTTATGATAATACAAATTACAGCCGACTTGGAGATGGCTGGTACAGTGAAAGAGCAAATACAATGGAAAGCATTGTAGGACAATTGAACCTTAAACCAAGTGTTAAATTACCTAACCGTTTTAACACTGGTGAATGGGATAGTAGCACAACTAAAAAAGCAGACTGGTTAGATGTTACAGTTAATAACACCAGTACAGCAAGTATTTCCCAGAATACTGTGGTTTTTGATAATGGGGAGACTTTTAAATTCCAAGCAAAAGCAGTATTAAACGAAATAAAATGTTGGTGTAAAATATCACTAACTACAAGTGGTAGTGGAAGTTTAGCAATTACTGTAAATGGTCAAACCGTTAATGATAAAGTTGATTTTACATCATTGAATATTACTGGTGATACAATACAAGTAGTTTTAACTGCTACTGGAAGTGTTACATTATCAAGTATTATTACACAATTATGTATTAATAAAACTGATGATAATAGTTTACTCCTTGATAAATCTCAAGTAGAAGGGTTAAATGACCAATTAACTACAATTATGAATATGTTTACTCAAATGAAAGAAGAAATTTATCCTGTAGGTAGTTTATTTTACAGTTTGGATAATACCAATCCTTCTACGCAATTAAATATGCCTAATTCCACATGGGAAAGAATAACAGACCGTTATATCCGAGCAAAAAAAGATGGAGATATAAATGGAAATGCATTTAACCCAGACCCTATAAGAACTATAAATATTGATTGGGCTCATAACCATGTAATACCTACTACTACAAGCTTAACAGGGTCTTTTTGGACGGTTCCTAATACTCAATCAATAATAACAAGTGAAAATAATTTTATATACTCCTCAAGTACCGTGTTTAGAAGTAATAAAATAGCTGTAGCAGCAGACCCATATGAAGGGCCAGTAATAAAAGTAATTAATGCTAACCATGGGCACACAGCAAATATGAGTGGAACTCAATCAAGTTCTACCAAAACAATTGATATAAGACCCCCTACCTACAATATGTTTTGCTGGGTGAGAACCGCCTAAAAAATGGGGAATAAAAAATGTTATTAGAAGTAGATATAATAGGGCTGATAACAACAATTTCAATACTAATCGGTTTTGCTATAATGATAAACAGCAAAATCAATGTTTTAGTGGATAAATGGGCTAATTTTATGGGTAATAACATAAATGTAAACGACCTAAGTAATGATAGTGAACTGAAAAAAGTGCTAACAGCATGTAATGGAGAATTTTTAAATTTACAAGAAAAATACTTAGAAAATAAAAAAAGATTAGATGTATTAGAATGTATGAGTATAAGATTAGAAATATTAGTTCTAATAAGTTTAAATAGTGACAAAATGGTAATATTAGAAAGATATAACCAATATAAAACAAGAAAAGGAAACAGTTATATAGATGAAGTTGTGCAAAAATACCTACAAGGAATAAATATATTTGAAGAAAAAAACCTTGAGGAATGACACAAATTTTTTTGTTTAATGGCAGATGTGAATAATTATGGGTAGTATAAGTGTTGATAAGTTAAATGAATATCCTGTTGAATTGTTTGAGTTAGTTGAAAACACTATTATGAATAATCCTTTGATTAATATTAAACCAATCAATGGAGATACTGTATATCTTGAACAAATACAAGCAATAATAGAAGCTAACATTGTAGATTACAGTTTAGGTGAATCTTTTAAAGCATTGCTTGTTGGAGGCGGAGGTTTTGGAGGAAAAACAGTATTAGCAGCTATGTTGGCTTGCCAGTATTGTAATATTCCAGAATACCGTTGTCTTGTAACAAGATTAAACCAAACAGAACTTGTAGGAACAGATAGCATTTTTGAAATAATATCGGAATGGTTGGAAACTCCTAACCTACCCCCTGAATATCAAGGCGAAGCAAGAGGAGGTATGAATGCCAGAATAAAATTTAATTCAGGCGCCACAATTGTTTTTAAATCTTTTAATCATAAAGGTAAACGACAGAAAGTTAAATCTGAAAACTACGATAGAATCATAAATGAAGAGGG